GATGCCGCGTGCGGCCTGCTCCATGAGAATGGATAGCCCGGTGGCCGTGGACGCCGCCCCGCCGCTGGTGTTCACCCCTTGCGCGTATGGCGGGATCCCGCTGTACTCATCGGCCAGGCTCGAGAAAAACTGGTACACCTTCACCAGCGCGTCTGCGTTCATGGTCGGCTGGAAGAAATTGACCGCCCGCTGCGACGTGGCGACGGTCGGCGATTTCGTCTGGAACAGCCGGAACGGCCCGATATCGTAGGGATCCTCCCCTTCCGCGAGTCGATCAATATTGATGTCGCCCATGAACCCGGACGCCAAGGTGACGTTGTTCGCGAGCGCGCGGGCACAAGTGTTCGCCTGATCCTGCAGATCGCGGATGATCTGCGGCAGTCCCTGACCCCAGACCATCCCGGGGACTCTCTCCAGGGACTCGGCGGTAAATGGCCGGCGCCCAAGCGGGTGTGGGTTGAGCGCGCCGCGGATCACGTAGTTCCCGACCACCACAACGTTGCATTCGTAGGAATCGAAAGCGTCCGGGATCTGAGCCGGATCGAAGCCCCAATCCAGCAGGGTCCGGCCGCTGACCTTGCCCCAATAGTCGATCGCCTCGATCGGCTTGTCCGTCGCCCAATCCTCGTGATCGCGGCCTTCAGCACGCTGCCGGGCGTCGTCGTGCGACGTGGCGAGCTCGTACCCGGTCTCGCCGTAGGCGTTCAGCGCATCGCGGATTGCGCGCTCGCTGTAGGTCGGGAGCCCGATCAGCGCATACAGGTCATCTGGCCGGTATCGGCGCCGGATAATCATCGGGCCATCGTCCAGAGTGCGCGCGTTCGGGGCGGGGAACGCATCCCAGGGGCTGATCCGCTCGTAGCGGCGCACCGTCTTATTTTCGACCACCGGCATGGTGCGGCCGTACTGGTCTACAGACCATCCCAACGTCTTTTCCCTGGACCTGAACGGACCGCCGAAGAAGGCCGTCGGGTAGGTCACGAAATCGGTGATGTAGTCCTCGAACTCGTGCTGCCAGTGCCCCTGATCGAACTCATCGTTGATTCGCTCCTGCATCCGCTCGGCGCGCTCTTTCGCGTGCTCCTGAGCGAGCTGCAGGAGTCGGGCCTCAACATCGCCCAAGCGCTTATCGACCGCATCCTGTGTCGGCATCAGGCCACCAGCCATGAGCTCGGCAACCTCGCCCTCGACCCGCGCGCGCAGCATTTCCTGCACGTCATCCGGGATTTCCGGGACCGGCGTGGCCCGTACCTCATACGGCCGCTGGCCAGGCTGGAACAGGATGTCTCGCACCCATGACTCGACCGCGCGACACTTGATTTGCGTCAGCTTCATGTAGATTTCAGACCCGCCGCTCTCGCGGATGACCTGGAGCGTCTGTTCTTCGTACTGCCCGTTGCGTTGGCGCAGACAGCGCAGCAGTTCGCGCTCGATCGGCTCTTTGGCGATCCGTGCCTGCTGCCATGCACGGAGCACATGCGCGTGAAGCGACCGGCTTACGCGCTCTGGATCGTAGGACGGCTGGTCGGCCTCGGACAGGAACTCGGTCAGGTCGGGCGCCGACTCATCCTCATGGGACAAGCCGGCGCCCTGCCGGTGCGGGCCGGGCGGCGCCTGAAGCATCGCGCTGGTCTGTCCGGGCTGGATCATCGTCCGATCAGGCCGGACGGGTCTTGCCGGACTTCAGCGGATGCTTGGCGCAGCACGACTCCATGTGCCGAGACATCGCATCGACATCGCGGTTGGCATCGACCCGCGACTGCGCGGTTCCTGCCGCCTTCCGGATCTTTCCGCTGCCGCCGAGACGGCCCTCGTAGTCCATCATCATGCCGTTCTTCATATCGTTCTTCATATCGTTACTCCTAGAGATCAGACCGCGATCCGCGGCCGTTTGCCTGTCGGGGCGATTTTGCGCACCCCGCCCGAAATATTCCCAGCCATCACACCGACCCCGAACGCATCAGCGCCGTGACTGGCCCAATTGTGCAGCGGCTTGGTTCGGTAGGTGGCTCGCACCTCGTCCCATTCCTTTTGGTAGCTGTCCAGGGCCTTGATGCCTTCCTCGCAACGCTCGGCGTCAAATCGGCAGCGCGGCAGAATGTTGCGCACCGCCTCGATCCGGTCGGCGATCGCGTGCTCAGGGCACACCTCGAAGTCCAGGCCCAGCCGTGCAGCAACATCCACCCGGCGCTCAGCGTCATTGCCCCATTCCCGGACCTTCAGATCATGGGGGCCGACGTGGCGCGAGAACATCATGCCGCGCTCCTGGCGGATATCGGCCACATGCCGGGCCAGCGTCTGCAGGCCCTCGCCGGTCCACTCCCGGTAGTCGATGACATGCAGCCAGCCGCCGGCGCGCTGAACGAACCAGACCGCCGTCGCGTCATCGACACCCAGGTCCCACCAGGTCTCGGTCCGGTAGCTGGGATCGTGCGGCAGATCGCAAATCCGGCCCGACCGCCGCACGTCGGCCATCTGCTCGGCATAGTAGGCGCCCTCGATCGTCGCCTCGAATGCTTCTTCGGGCGTCGATGGGTACTCCTGCTTCATCCGGTCGCCGAGGCGCTTCCACTTCCCGCAGTACCAGGCGCGCCGCGCCGGGCCGAGGCTGCGACCGATCTTGCCTTCGATCTCGTGGAAGTATTTGAGCAGCGGCGCGGTGATCACGACATGCCGCGGGCTTGCGACGTATTCCGGGTGCAGCCACCACGGAAGAAACGAGATCGACCAGTCCCCGGCGGCCAGCGGGCGGCCTTCCTGCTGAGCTTTCAGAGCGTCCTGGCAGTAGTCGTAGAAATACCCGTACTGGCCCTCGGCCGTGGACTCGATCACCTTGATACCGGTGGCCTCGGGCACCGCCTCGAAGGATCCGGTCACGATCTCGACCGCTTTGAGTGGGTACTTCGCGCAAATCTTCGCGAATTCTGAGACGTGCAGATAGTGCACCGTGTCCGAGCGCACGGACAGCGCGACCGAGTAGCTGGAACCATTGGCCAGCACCAGCTCGTGCGCACTCTCGTTGTGCGCCTCCATGTGCTTGCGCAGCTGCTCCGGCAGCGACAGGAACGGCGTCCGGACGTTGCGTCTGAACATCTTGCGCATCGATTCGCGGTCGTGGGAGATCGTCACGCCCACGAAATTGGGCGTAAATATCGCGCTGTCCAGGCCGAGCAGCATCAGGAGCGTGCTCGCGCCGAGCTGGCGGACTTTCAAAATCAGGTGGTTCTGGCGCATCTCGCGCAACAATCGCTCCTGCGCCCAATTCGGCTTGAACCTTACCCGCTTCCCCTCCTTGTTAATGATCCAGTAAAGATTATGCAGTCGCCAGAGCTGATCGCCGAACTGGTCAGCGATCTCGACCGAATTGATTTCCGTCGTCGTCGTCGCCATCGTCCCCTCCATGCGTCCGCTGCCGTACGCCATCCAGCACACTCCGGCCCGCGTCCGACCTCGCCACTGCGTCAATCAGATCGCGGATCGGATCTGTTTTCTGTCTATTGTCTTCCCCGTACATGCCCAGGTGCTTCGCCAGCAGCTCGGCGCCGCGGTAGACACCGGGCGCGTCGAAGGCGTATGCCGGCGCGATCTCTCCCGACGGCGTGGACACCAACACATGCTCGCCCTTGCGGTCCAGGACCGGGCTCGCCTGCCGGCACCGCTCGATCGTGTCCAGCACCACCGTCAGTACGTAGTCCTGCGTGACGCCGACGCGCTCGGCCCGTGCGGCCTGGCGTCGTGCCAGCTCGGCCGCGACCTTAGGATGCTTTAGTAGGACGCTGCCCTGGACATGCGCGCTTTTCTGCGCGTATCCGGCCCGGATCGCTGCATTGGTGACATGCAGATCGATCATGTATTCGTCGATGAATCGCAGCTGTTTGTCGTTGAGTGGTCGATTATTGCTCATGCGCTGAGTCTACCCGAAAATGAGCGCCCACCATTTCACCCTCCGGCTTCGGGTCGGTGGGAAGCGCGGCCGATTGGCCGACGCTGGTGGGCGCTTGGCGTATATACGCCGAATGGCTCCCGGTTTGTATAGGTAGCGCGCGGCCCGGGAACCAGAAGCCGGCAGATTGCCGGCCCACGTCAGGAGTGCCGCGCAAGGTGTGATCAGTCGAGATTAACCGCGACCACGTGCGAGCCCGCGTGGATGATCGTGTTTCCGGCATCGCTGGCCAGCTGCGCGAAGCTCAGCCCGAAGTCGCCGCTTTCGGCGCCCACTGTCAGGACACCCGTGACCTCGAACACCTCGCGGGCGCCGTCGGTCAGCAGGGACACGGTGCCATCCACGGCGACCGGAGCCGACGGGGCGGAGGACAGGAACCAGACACAGGTTGAGCCCTCGGGAGCGACCAGGCCGACCTTAACATCGGCGATGGCCGGCGAAGTGGCGTGGATAACGGCCCTGAAATGCACCACGGTTCCGGCCAGGACTGGAACGGACAGCGCCGTGTCGGCGACAAGGGTTGTGTTGGCGGTGATTGCGGCGGCGTCGGTGGCCCGGCCCGCCAGTTTCTGCGTCGGGAGATACATGGTAGTTTCCTCGTGTATGGGCGACTCGCCCGCAATTAATATTTTTCGTCAACATGTGTTGA